ATCATGGACGCCTACAAGCTCCATGTAGCGATCAAGGTTACGGAGGAACTTCTCTACGATGCCGCCTTTAATCTGGAAAGCTACATCATCCAGCAGTTCGGCAAGGCTATCGCCAATGCCGAGGAGGATGCCTTCCTCAATGGTGACGGCAACCATAAGCCCACCGGTCTTTTGACCACGGCTCAGACTGGCGTGATCACCAGCGGCGCATCAATTACAGCAGATGACCTTATCGAGCTGGTTTACAAACTCAAGCGTCCTTACCGCAAGAGTGCAGCTTTTATCGTCAACGACCAGACGTTGGCGGCAATCCGCAAGCTGAAGGATGCCAACCAGGCGTATATGTGGCAGCCCTCCTATCAGATGGGCGAGCCTGACCGTCTGTTGGGTTATCCGATTCACACCACGCCGTTCATGCCTACGGCAGAGGCAGGCAAGACTGCGCTGGTGTTCGGTGATTACAGCTATTACAATATCGGTGACCGCGGCTCCCGTTCCATTCAGGAATTGCGCGAGTTGTTCGCTGGTAATGGCATGATTGCCTTTGTCATGAAGGAACGTGTGGACGGCAAGCTGGTACTGCCAGAGGCGGTGCAGATGCTGAAAATCAAAGGTGCTGCTGGCAAGGGCTGATGTAAATATGGTGTTGGGAGATGCCTTAATGGTGTCTCCCTGTTTTTATGGGAGTGATGGCTTATGATTGTTTCATTGCCCAAGGTAAAAGAATATCTTCGTATCGACACAGATGACGAAGATAAGATTGTCCGCAAACTGCTACGGGCAGCAGAACATTTATGCATGGATGTGGCAAGGCTTGATGAGGAAGAATTCAAAGCCTGCGGTCCGATAGCCAAAACGGCCGTTCTATATACAGTAGGCTATCTGTATGAACATAGGGAGGAGGCTGATCACAGGGCACTTACTATCACACTTCGATCACTTCTTATGGGCATTCGACGGGAGAGATTTTAACGAGGCCAGTACATGATGACAAAGACACCAATCATGGCAATAAGGCCACCAATGATGTCAAAGCGGTCTGGGGTTATATGGTCTATGCCCCATCCCCACAGGATAGACATGACAATGAAAATTCCTCCATAGGCGGCGTATATGCGGCCAAAATTTCCTTCAGGCTGGAATGTAGGTATCACGCCGTAAAGGACAAGTATTATAGCACCCATAAGAGCAAAAGAGATGCTTTTTCCTTCTCGGAGCCACAACCATATTAGGTAGCCGCCACCGATTTCAAAAAGACCGGCAATTAAGAAATAAGCTAGGGATTTCAGTATAATCATAGTTTCCTCCTGATAGATATTCTCAATATAGTTTAGCGAAAAGGAGAATGTAAAGCAAGATGTATGTCAGATTGAGTGAATTACGGCAGAGGGTGAAAATCCTGCGACCAATTGCTGAAGAAGACAGTGCTGGCAACCTTATCGAGCAGGGACGAATGGAGGTGGCAACGGTATGGGCAAAGGTTCTGCCCTATGCCGCCAAAATCTCCGATGGCTACGCTGAGGAAGTCAAAGAAGTGGACTACCGCATAGCCATTCGCTATCGAACCGACATCAAGGTGACGGATATTATCCGCTGGCAGGGCAAGACACTCCGGCAGACGGCTCCGCCATATGGCAAGGACGGCAGACGTCAGTGGCTTATTCTGGAATGCAGGGAGCTGGTGGAAGATGAGTAAAGGCTGGGTCAATACGCAGAAGCTTCTGGAAGGAATGGGCGAAGGGGTGCTGGAGGCAGGCAAGAAAGCTCTCGCCGAAGGTGCAGAAATGGTGGTGCAGGAAGCCAAGAACCGTTGTCCGGTTTATAAGGGCAGTGACCATCGCGTAGTACCAGGGGCGCTTCGGGATTCCATCCGGGCTGTTAAGAAGAAAGGCGGTGCGGAGTATAAAATCACCGCCGATGCCGAAACGCAGGATGGGCTGAAATATGGCAGGCTGGTGGAGTTCAGCCCGCGCATCAACAAGCCGTTTATGTATCCAGCTATGGATGCCCAGCGTGATGCGGTGAAAGAAAAAATCGTGGAAGCCGTCAAGGCGGCAGTGAGGAGAGCAAAATGAGCATAGCGGAAAAGGTATATCGTGGCCTTATGGCAGACAGGCGCTTAACCAGTCAGCTTCATCGAGACTGTCGTGGCAGATGTATCTATCATGGTCGCAGTCCGGATGCCGGGAGTTATCCCATATTGGTTTACTCGGTTATTTCGGATGTCCCTGCACTCTCGGCAGATGGGGAAGAACTGGAACGTCGGGTGACGGTGCGCATTCATGTGCTGACCAAAGATGGCGTAGCGGACAGCATCACCGACCGGGTGAATGCTGTCATGCGTTCCCTCGGTTTTGTTCGCGCCCAGTCGTTGGAGATGGCTGAGCGCAATTTTTTTGTAAACGTAATCGACTATAGGATTGGAGTGGAAAGCTAATGGCAGAACCAAAGAATACGGCAACTCTTGCCAGCAACCTTATGAGCGGGCAGTTTATCAACGTACAGAAACTGCATATTGCAAAAATGCTGACGGATGAACCAAACGGCACGGCTACCTATGAAGCACCTATAAACTTAGGGCGTATTCTTCGCAAGGTTGATATCAAGCCTAAGACCAGTCAGGCAGAACTGTACGCCGATGGACAGAGCATTGACAGTGTGACGGGAACGGCCTCTTACGATTTGACCTTCGATACAGCAGCCCTGCCGTTGGAATATATCGCTTATATCTTCGGGCACAAGATGGAAAACGGTGTGATGGTGGCTGGCAAAGACGATGTGGCTCCTTTCTTTGCCGTCATGTTTCAGTCGGACAAGCGAAACGGCAAAAAACGCTATACCAAATTCTACAAGGTACAGTTTGCTGAGCCTTCGGAGACTGGCAGCACCAAGGAAGAAAATATTGCCTACGCAACGCCGACTATCACCGCCAAGGCCATCTACCGTCTGTCAGATGGGCTCTCCTATACCAAGGCCGATGAGGAGTCCGGCTTTACGGGGGCGGCTGATTGGTATGCAAGTGTCTGAGGAGGGCTGAACTATGGAAACACCAAAAATCAAAATCAATGGGAAAATCATCCAGCCAGCTCCCCCAAAGATGAAGGTCTGGCGTGAGTTCCTGGCCTTCTTCGATGAGGACAAACAGGATATGGCTTTGGAGGAATACCTCGACCGCAATGTTGACCTCATTGTGCTGGCTTTCGGTCAAAAGGAAATCACCAAAGAATCTATAGATGAGAATATGGAAGTGGCAGATATCGTGCCGTTGGTGCGTGAAATCTTCCTGTGGCTGCAGTCATTGACCTTCTCAAAACTGGTGAAAATCCCAAACGGGGAAACGGAGCCGGTGACATCAAGCTGACTCCGTACCAGACAATTTTAAGATACTACGAGCGATTGCAGTCAGCTTACGGCTGGACGGTACAAGAGGTGGATGAAACGGATGCAGGTATACTGCTCGACCAATTGCTGGTGACCGCTTTGGTCAGAGATAAGGGGTGTCAGAAATTTATTGAGGATGTGATGTAATGGCCAAGGGGCAGAAAATAGACGAACTGTATATTTCACTGGGCTTGGACATTGCCCGTCTGCAGCTGGATTTCGACACGGCAGGAAGAACGGTCAGCCAGACCATGGCACGGCTTAACAGTGAGAGCAAACAGCTCACATTGAAAACGGACATCGACCTCACCAAGCTGGAAGGCGCCGGCAAGGAACTCGACCAACTGAAAATCAAGTATCAGGCCATCAACCAGCAGTTGGATATTCAGCGACAAAAGGAACAAATCCTTGCAACTGTGGTAAAAGATGCCCACAAGACCAGTGGCGAGGATAGTGGTCTTACCCGGCAGGCAGAAACAAATCTTCTGAAACAGCAGAAAGCCATCGCCCAGATGGAAGCTGAAATGCGCAGGTTGAATGTACAGATTAAGGCGGCAGGAGGTAATGCCACTACATTTGGTCAGCGGATGTCAGCCAGTATTGGGCAGGCCAAGGCAGGGCTTGGGAGTCTTTCCAGCGGTTTTAATCTGCTCAGTGCCAAGATGGCAGCAGTGCTTGCCATTGCCACTACGGGAGCAGGGCTGTTCAATATTACCCAAAGTGCCATGGAAAGTGGCGAAAGTCTCTATAAACTCACTCAGCGGCTGCATACATCAAGTACCGAAGCGGCAAAGCTGAACCGTGTATTTACTATGGTGGGTGTGAATGTCCAATCCATCACGCCACTGATGGCAAGGCTGGACAAGCAGATACTCTCGGCAGGGGAGAGCGGGAACAGCACCACGCAGGCATTGACCAGATTTGGCGTATCGCTGACGGATGGCAGTGGTGCTTTGAAGTCTATGAGCGATCAGCTGGGAGAACTTGCCAGGGGGTACCGCACGGCAGCAGATGCTGGCGAAGAAGAAGCCTATGTGGCGGAAGTGCTGGGCGCAAGAGGAGCAGGGCTTGTTCCTGTCCTTGAGCAGTACACCGAACTGATGGAAATCTCCTCCCATATCAAGACCACGGGACTTTTAGACCCGGAGCAGGCACATAAGACCTACCTCAAGTGGAAGGAAATGGAGATGGAGGCAGGTCAGCTGAAAACTGCCTTCGGTGCAGCACTACTTCCAGTAGCTGAAGAACTGATGCCGGACATCATTGAAGGGTTCAAGGGGCTTATCGATTCCATCCGTACCAACAAGGACGACATCAAGGAACTGGCAGTTACAGTCGGTGAGTTTGCTAAAACGTCAGTCGACCTTTTAGGTGGTGTGGCAGATGCGCTGGAAGCCATTGGCATCAATGCCAAAACCACGCAGGAGGCACTCAGTAATGTTGGAACCTATGCTCGTCATGGCGGTGTAGGCACAACGGTACAGGGCGCACTGGTGGGAGCTGGCGTGGGCTTTATGGTCGGTGGACCGGTTGGTGCCGGCATTGGCGCAGGTGTGGGTGCGCTGGGTACCTATGAACTTGCCACGCACACCGACAAGTTCAAGGAATGGCAAGCCGAGGATGAAGCTCTCAAGGAAGAAAAGAAAGCTGCCCGTGAAGCCGAAGAAGCCATCCGCAAGAATAGTGAAGCCAAACGGGAAAATGCCCGCGCCTCAAGACAAGCGGCACTGGCGGCAGAGAAAATGAGTCAGGCTAATGCCGAATTGAAGGAAGCTATGGCCAATCTTAGCCGTAGCGATCTGGAAAAATCACTGGCGGGTATTAACAAGGAAATAGAGAAGTTTCAGCAGGCAGGGGCAAGCCAAGGGCTCATTGATGAGTACAAAGCCGCCAAACAGGCACAAATCTATGAAGACTTTCAGCACAATGTCGTAGATAAGACGCAGGAAATCTATCGCTCGGATTTAGCCAATCAGCTGGCCAATATTGACCGTGAAGCTGAAGCCTATCGGAAGAAGGGATTGGACGAGGTCAGTGCTACTCAGTGGGCTGCAGCCAGCAAGGCAAAAGTCCGTCAGCAGTTTGAAAATGAGGTGGCTTCCCGTATAGATTCCATCTGGCAGGACAGTCTCCGCAACAGGCTGGATGAAATCGAACGGGAGAAAAAGGCCTGGCAACAAAAAGGTGTAGATGAGGTCAAGGCAACTCAGTGGGCAGAAAAAGCCAAGGCCAATGCCAGACGTGATGCCGCTCTGGAAACTCTGCGCTCACAGAAGGAAGAACTGGAGGCATTCCGGCAGGGTGGCAAGATTGGGCTGTTAAAGAAACTTCGTGAAGAAGCCGGTCTGAGCGCTGAAGATTTACGTTTTACTCCGGCAGAACTGGAAAAATTTCAGGCGGCAAGAAAAGAAGCAGCAGATAATCTTCTGCCGCAGTTTGCCGTCAATCCTCACTGGGAGCAGGATGTAGGACGGCAGGACATGGCAGACACTCTGGCACAAATTCGCGCCAGCTTTCAGGGAACACCAGAACAGTTGGCAAGGCTGGATGGTATCAGCATAACCGCTGAAAGTGCGGATCGGCTGGCAGGTGCCATCAGCGACAATATGGCAGGGGCAATGGAACGGCTCAATCAGTCTCAAACCATGGGGGAAGGAAATCAAACCATCAACCATGCACCAACTGTAAATGTCTCGGTGAACATCGACACTGCTGTAACTCAGGACAGCGAAAGCATGAGCCGTCTTGCTGATCAGGTGGCAGATAGAATAACGCCTGCTGTGGAGCAGGCATTGGGGAGTGGTGAACTTGCATATTGAGATTGACGGCCATCGCTCATTATCTGTGGAGGGCTGGAAAGTCCTGCCGGATGATCGCCAACAGACAATGGAAGTCCTCGGCGGCATGGTAGTGCAGGACTTCGGTCATTTGGAGAGCGGCGACAAGTACAGTTGTATAGCGAACTTTCTGCTGTCAGATTGGCAAGAAATAAAGAAGTTATGGAATGACCGCACCCCTGTAAGCGTCAAGGATGAGGCAGGCATTATCCATACGAAGATGCGTGTAGTGGTGAAGGGCTACAGCTATGTGAATCACTTCCCACGCTGCTATAAAGTGAATCTGGAATTTTGGAGGTTTTGACAAATGGCAAATCAGTTGCATATCTATACGAACAATCCCACGGCAGGCAAGACAGATGGTACTGAGGCTTCAAGCGGTACGGGACTTACTCCCATTTCTGTCACCCTAGATGCCAGCAAGGCAGAATCGGCGGCGGTGAAATGCGCCGTCCGTTGTGACGAAGGCTATAAGATTGACGGCGATGTGACCATTAGCCTAAAAGGGATGAGTTCAGCTAAGTGGAAATTGGCAAGGGACGATGATTTTGCCGATAACCAATCGGCTCTGAGCAATGCAATATGGCAGGATAAAATCACCCTTACGGATGTAGCGGATAGTAACGTTATCTTCTGGGCTAAGGCTATGAGCTCAGAAGACGAGCCTCCGCAGAAGGATACCAGCGTCAGCATCGAGGCTGTGGGAAAGGTCGTGGTAGTGTGAGTTTTAAGTACATGAATCCCGGTTTTGCCGAGTGGCTGAATACTAATTCTGGTACAACCGTCCACAGTTACGAATATAACCGCTACGGAGGAGTAGCATTTTGGAACAAGCAGAACAAGGCTGATGTAGAACTGCCGGAGGCACCGGGCAAGCATTTATACATCAAGGCATCCTTTTGGATTAGTGACCAGGGTGGCGACCGAGGGGAGTTTGAAATCAGTTCTACTAACAAAGACGGCTCCGGAGGTACCGGCTTTGGAGGGCGCAGAGGTTACGGTAAAAATTGGGATATATATTGGTACGGTAACGGTTCACCCAATACGTTGTCACAAGTTAGCTGCATAAGATATGGAAAATTAAATGAAATCTTAATTCATATCAACACGGATACCACCGGTGCAGCTAAAATGACCTTGACGTTGAACGGAGCAGTTATCTATGACAAATTAAATTGGGACATTGGCCTGCATGGTTATGTGAAACTTAGAAGCGAGGTTTCGGATTTGCTGCTGTCCAATATCATCATTTCCGATCAGCCTATCGATATCAAGGAGCGGGTTGTTCCGTTGGCGGTTAAAACCACGGAAACAGACCTGCCTGTTGATGAGGATGACAACTATATAACCTCCGAGACGGATAAGACCGTGATTTACACATTGGATGCCAGCGATGTTGTCGAGCGTTTGGGTGATGATTTTCAGATAACGGGTATGGGCTTTGCCTGCGTTCCTGGATATTCTACCGGGGATGCAGTGACGAAGATTACTGGCTTTCGCATAGATCAGCAGGGCGAAAATGAACTGGGGAGCGTCAGCCTTTCCACGGAAAAGAATGGCAAAGCCGTGCTGGGAACGACTTTAGATATGTCGCTGGCAGACTTGCAGAACAGCCAGTTCGGCATAAAGACGGGAGCATGATATGGCAGATGAAGCACAAAATGAAGCCTGTATCGGTCAAATGCAATTTGCCGCCACCATAAGGATTAAAGGGCATGCTGTCATCAAGCCGCAGAATGTTTGTCTTTCGCTGTTGGAACATGGCAGAGCTGCTCATTTGGGCAAGGCCGTTTTCTGCATAACGACAAAATTTCCAGGACAGGCGATATTCTCCGATGGCATAGCGTGTATTTCCATACTGGAGCCTGCAGAACGGCAGATTGTGACAACGGTAGATACCTTGCGCTTGCTAGGAGAAGAATGTCAGATAGCAGCAGAGACTGAGCGACAGATGGTGTGCTCGGAAGTAGCCTCCGCGCCAGCTTGCCGTGAATTGACTGCTGAAAATCCAGTAACAGCAGATGTTCAACGAAATGTGGCAGTGGATAGTATAACGGTGACTTTGGTTCAGCGCGACCTTGTTTGTAGTGATATTGCCTTAGCAGATACAGCACGGCAAGTCATTTCTACCTTGCAGGGGGTTAGCATCGGTACGCTCCGAGAAACCTATGCTGACGAGATTGTTGTAGCTGATGGTATCCGCAACTTGTCGCAGAAAAATTCTCTTGCAGCAGATGCAGAGCGAAATTTGCAGGCATCGCAGAAGGTAAGAGCCGAGGGGGAACGGTGTGTTTCTAAAGCCGAATCAGCTAGGCTAAACCTCCCAAGGCAACTAGTCAAGACCGAAACTGCCATTGCTATTACCGAGCGTACAGTGAATTCGCCACTACAGGCAGCCAGTTCCGATACGGTAAGGCTGGTAGCTATTACTAAGGTTGCAAAAGGACAAACAAGCCGTGACCTGTCCAGATGGGAAGTTGCCAAGGCCAACACCGTCATTATCCTGCCATACTATTTTGCCATAGATGTCAATAAAGGGGCAGATGGTGATGGGAGCACAGACGATATTCCGCAGCAAAATATTTCCGACATCCAGTCGGTAACACTTGCTCTCAACGAACGGACGCTTGCCGATACCTTTCAATTGGTGACGGCAAGTCCGCTGGATATCGAAGCTGCTGTGCAGGGCAGAATTTTGGACTTTGCCTGCGATTTTCAGGTTGAGGAAACCAGCCAGCAGGGCATAATGCAGACGGTGAAGGGGATGTATCCTTTAGACCGCCTGCTCTATATGCCAATCAACATTGAAACAACGGAAGCACGATGTTCCTACTATGCCTGCAAGATTGCTGGAGCATTGAGGCTGAACCTTAATCTGCGTATTGAAGATTTCATCCCCTCGCAGGACTATAGCCTGTCGGGGATGACCTATCAGGACTTTATCTCATCGCTTTTTTCTTGGACAAGCCGTCTGCCCCAACGACAGATTAATGTGTTCATCCGTGGCAAGACGCTTCATATTATCCAACGAGGGCATGAGGGGCAGGTAACGGACATCACCGACTGGCCCCATACCATGCCAACCATAAATCGCAAACTTATCCGCTCGGTTTGGGACAGTGCTACCACGGAGGGCTGGGACAAGGCAAAAAGCGATAAGGATTATGAGCCACAGCCCTTCACCGGCACTATCGGCATTGAGGGGATTACCCGTCACTATCTTAACGGACTACTTATGGAGGAAGAAACAAATGGCAGCTTTACGGAATATTCCTATGATGATCAGTACCTTACGGAAAAGCGAACGCATAACCCGGACGGCTCTACGGTGCAGACCACATATACATATGCCAAGACGGCTAATGACATTTACCTTTTCAAAGAAACGGAGAAAACCACGGACGCAACACAAAAAGAGGGTGAAACGTCCCATGACCGTAACGATTGGGCGGACTGGCTCAACGAGAATTTCTCCACGAGGATAACCTACCATGCCCCCATTGGCTACGGCTGGTATTCTACCACGGTATATGAAGATGGAGAGTTTCAGGGGAGCAGTATTTCTCAGGGCAAGCCCGGCGGCAAGTCCAGTCAGTTTACCATCAACGAGTGGAACCGAAGTCTGGGGAGCGACTATGATTTTACCGATGACGAGGATGACAAATTCAAGGGACAAGCTCTTTTCGATACAGAGTTTCCTGTAACAGGGGATGACTTTCTGCGAAAACTTACCCATGAGATTGAATGGCTGAACCGTAAGAGACAGGAAGAAGTCAGTCTGGATATCGTAAGTCCAGTGATAAAGGGGCATGCAATGATACGTCATATTCTGGATTTTACGGAGCGCATCAGGCTGGACGGTAAGGAGTATTTTCTGGTGAGCAATCAGGTGAAGCTCACAACCAGAAGCCTGCGGCAGAGCATTAGACTGGTGAGGTGGTACGGATGAACGGGGTAGATGGTTTGGCAAGAGCAGTCAGAAGAGTGGCCAATTCCCATAAAGGCATGGGGCAGGCGCAGAGGGGCATTATCCAAGGAGATAAAGTGTGCATCGGTAACCGAGCCTATCCCTTTACGGCGGCAGTGGAATGTCATACGGAAACGGGAAGTGCCGTTTGGGTGCAGCTGACGAAAACTGGTCGCGCTGTTATCGTAGGAGCGTGATGAAATGCAGCGGGCAATAGTAACAGCGGTGAGCGGCAGTCGCATTTGCGCCAATGGTAGGTGGCTGACCGCTATAGGCAACAAGACGTTTCGCCCCGGTGATGCCGTCTGGACAGATGGTAGATGTGCCTATGGTAACAGTTTTGAGGCTGGAGGTACTGCTCTTGTTATCAGTCCCGGTGAGTCCTATGTACCGCTTCTGCTGAGTGATGGAACAAGAGCGGTTTACCATAAGGGAAAGATAATAAAGTATGCGAAAGGACAGGAACATACGCTGATGGCCAGCTGGGGAAGTGCATTCACATTTGCCGATGGCAAGATTCTGGATTTGCATTTGGACAAGCAAGGCAATCAATACGCATTACAAGGGGGCGAATATAGGTATCATGACATTGGCGATGGCGAGAGCTTCGAAGACCAGCTCGGTCAGCCTGGCGTTGCCATAAATGGGCAGATGGAATATTCCATAGACCTGAGTGGTTACAGCAACTTTTGCTATGACTACGCTTACGAGGAGGCAACCGTCATTGAAACGCCTCTTTCAGGTGTAGACGATGTAATAAACAGGGTATATTTGAACTCTTGTACTTTAGTCAACGGTTGGTATGAATCAGAAGAGTCCTATTGCTATCTTTTGGACTGTTATGCGAAAGGATTTCATATTGATGCTATAAATTACCGGGGAGAAGGAGAAGCTGATTGGGGATTCTTTATTGACTTTGATTCATACCTGTGGGTGATGGTGACTCCCAAGAGCATTCAGCCGTTGTGGGCAATGACGATAAGGGAGGTTGATGAGGACAATGAAATCCATATCGAGCGTTCCAGATACCGGATTTATGCAGGCATTTTTACATTGCCACTCCCGGACGGATATTACATCGAAGGTACTAAGGGGGTGCCGGAGAATATAGACGCACAATCTTATTGGCAGGATAAGTTTTTAGGTAAGCTGTATTCACCGCAAAAGACTCTGATTGGTGAGTCGCATTTTTTTATGAATAAGCCGATAAGGCTGGGTCGAGTAAAAAATGGGGTGTGGTTGATGACATCAGGTGAGGAGCTTTATCTTTTGAAAGGTGGCAGGCAGAAGCTGTTATCAGGCGATGTGCATAACAGCCGTTTGCATTCCATGAAGAATCGAATTAAGTGGATGAAGGGGGATTGATTGGATGGAACATATCAGATGTTGGGCAGCAGGGCTTGGTGCGGTCCTAGGAGATTTCTTAGGCAATATGGACGGATTGGTAACAGTTCTCATCACCTTCGTGGTCGTAGATTACATCACAGGGGTGTTATGTGCCATAGTAGAAAAACGGCTCTCCAGTTCCGTTGGATTCAGAGGCATCTGTCAGAAGGTGATGATATTCTGCCTGGTAGGCATAGCCAATCTACTGGATGTTAATGTGTTGAGCGCAGGCAGTATGCTGAGGTCGGCAGTGATTTTCTTCTACTGTGCCAATGAGGGCATATCCATTGTGGAGAACGCAGCTAGGATTGGATTGCCAGTGCCGGAAAAACTGACTGATGTTATGAGACAGCTGAAGAGTAAGTAATTGGATGTTGCCCACTGCAGGTCGAACTGCGGTGGGCATTTTTTTTATCAAAACCACGAAGTTTTGCTTCTGCCGTGGCTCTACTATAGAGGTGATTTTCATGACAGAAGAACAAAAAACTTTTATTGAGGAGCATCGTAGGTTAGGAGAAGGATATAAGGTTATTGGGAAGCTGATGGGAATTAGC